CGCCAGAAACTCCGGTGTGTGTAGGTAATGCAAGTGGATAAGTTATAGCCATTAACTCATACCTCTAGCGAATGATCCGCCTCTGCGTCGACCGTCAACGACAGCAGATTTCGCTGCATTCGTAATCATAGGCAACATGCTCATTATCTCAGTTCTTACTGTTTGCGCTACACCTGTTGATATATTTAGGGTCACATTCACTGGTGCATCTCCTCCACCAAGTGATTTGTTGGGAACAACTGTTCCGCCTCCGCGCGGGATCATCAGTTCTGGTCCCTTCTCACCAACAATGTAAGGCTTGCCGGCGGATACTGGACCACCATTTGCACGAAGTCCAAGAGCCTGGGCTATAGGGTTTGTGATAGCCTGTTGAACAGCCATTCTCGCCAAGCTCGAAACTACGCTTCTTGCCATATCTTCAAATGCCCTGGCAACTGACTTAGTTCCATCAATTAAACTAACCAATCCATCCTCTAGTGCTTTAATCCCAGATTCTTTGACATCCTTGAATGGGTCTTTAGGCAGAAGATCAAGCTCTTTCTTGAGTTGCTTTAGCCGCTTATTCATCTCTTCGACACTAAGGTAACCTTCTTGAACAAGCACTTTCATTTGCGCTTGTTGCTCCATGAAAGCTCCCATTGGAGTCTGTAACTTGTTGCGGATAGTCTCGGCTAACTTTTCGTGAGCAGCATTGTAGGAATTGACTGCCACAGAACCACTAGAAATTCTATTTGATAACTCAAAGACAGGCTTTTCAGCCATTCCAACTTCGCCTTTCAGTTCAGCTAACTTCCTTCTTGCTGTAGTTAAAGCCTTCTGGAGTATGGCAAGCTCTGTTCTGCCTTCCTTTAATCTTCTGACGTATCCTTGCAAGGCAGAGACAGAGAACCCAGGTATCAACTCCAATTTAGTTCCACCGGCAGTTTTTTCCTTATAGAACTTTATCTTTTCTATAATGTCATCAAGCAATTTAACTTGATCGTTATATGCTTTATTAGCCTTCTGTACTTCTTTTTCTGCCCCTGTAATCACAGCCTCTCTTGTGGCCTGATTCATATCTTTAAGATCAAGAGTTACAGCTTTTACTCGACCAAGAAACTTATCGAACTCTTCATTTGCCTTGAATAAAGCAGGAAGTAAAGCAGAACCAATCGCGGCGGCTGTCGCCAATAACGCACCAACGACCGCACCACCGGCTCCGAATACCGCTGCGATCTGAGAGCCTTGCTGTGCAAATACCATCAATGGGTTCATGCCCATCTGAAGCTGAACCGCAATATCCTGAACCTGATGACCCAACTGACCCATCTGCGCTCGACCCTGGCGAGTCGTTGTACGCATGACTTTGTTGGTTGTTTGAAGCTGTCTATCTAACTTCTTAGAGTTGCGAACAGCCGATGCAATAGCAGCGCCAGTTTGGTCATCCGCCAGTATGACTATTTTCTGGGTTGCTGCTGCCATTGTCCTCTGCCTCTATCTTAAAGAACGCAATCCATTCTAACAGTTCTGAGTATGGGATACGCTCAAGCTCTTGAACTGTCTTGCCAAGATGACCCGCTAGGCGAAATAAACTCATCCTTAACGGGTCGCTCCTTAGTTTTTTTCGTGGTCCTCTTGAACAGCAGTACCAATCAATGCCCCATAAAACTGCATGATGATAGTAGCGCGTTGTTTGAGAAGGAATGGCTTATGCTCAAGCGTAAACGCTTTTTCGCCATCCTTCGTCATTGCTTTCATCATAATCAGATCAACAGCCGCTTCCATCGAGCTATTCGACAAAAAGTCTGGATGCTTGTTTTGCATCTTTGCTAGCTCTTGAACACTAAGGGGCGTTACATAAAACGTCTCGCCCCAGGCAGGAACATCAATTTCAATCGTGTCGAAATCAATAGCTTCCTTCAATTTATCAAGAAGGCTCATAAATCACCTTAAACAGTGGTTGCAGTTAAATCGCCTGTACCTTGGACTGAGAAGCTCGCAGTAATCATTTCACCGACTGCACTTGAGATTGTGCGCCCAGTAATGATCCCTGAACCAGTATAGTAAGTGTCACCAGAATCAGTGCCTTCTGGATGTAGAGAAAACGTAATTTCAGTTCCCACAACTAATGCGACCTGACCGTTTGTATCAGTTTCATCCCAGAACGCATCCAAAGATGCAGTAAAAGTCTTCAGCGTAGGCAAGTATGTGCGCGCTGAATCACCAATTACTGTGTCCTCAACCGTGTCTGAATTGTATTCCAGTGAGTAACCAGTGACTTCAGCAACGGCATTAGCGCCTACCTTAATCACCCCGTTTGCAGCGGTATGTGTTGCCATTGTAAAGCCTCCTTAAATGGCTGTTTCGGGTTGCCCCGTCTCTGTACGATATTGTACATCAAAGGTCAAGCGAATCGTACCAACTGGCTGTTCTGCTTCGCCAGAGTAATCTGCTTGAGTTGAAATAAGCTGCGTATTGATCGCTAAACCGCCAAGAGTAGGATCGTCAAGAATGGCTACTTCAATTTCCTTGGCGATCGTATCAAGCGTGTCATCAAAATTTGATATCGCTCTCACAAATCCTTGCACTTCAACGCTTAACATCCTGGTCTGAACTCTCCTAGAGCTAAATGACTGCTCTTCTGATGATTCAGTCGTCGTATAAATTATCAGAGCAGGAAGTTTTGCTGACTGCATGGGATAGACTCTTGATTCAAACGCATTTGCACCAGTAGTCGTCAATCCGGTCAACTGTGTGCCGAAATACTCACGAATCGTCTGTCTTACATGTGCCATTACTGAGCCTCAAGAATCAACAAGGTAACGCCAGTTCCATCTGGCTGAATGTCTGTGATCGCGTAACTTGATCCACCAATCGTGATCAACTGACCTTCGGCAACTGCACTAACATCAGATGACTTGCATTGGAAAGTCGCGTTCTGTATTGAAAACTCGACCATACCTCCTGCATTCACTGGATCATGCTCATTCTCAAAATGACCCTTAACTGACTCGCCATCGATCGTTGCTGTCTCGGCATCAGCGAAGAAGATAGTCAGGTCGTCTGCTGTCTCTACAAAGGCCATATTAGTTCCTTACAAACACAATATCGCGGTGAATCCTAGCCCTTATTGTATACCCTATGGACTCCAAAAGCGCGATAGTCTCCTCATCAGGATGTCCGTAGCGATTACCTATCCCCTTGAGTTCCAAACAGATAACAGGAGATGTGCGCTCAATCGTCTCCATCGCACCGACAATAGCGAAATGCTCAAATCCTTCGATGTCTAACTGAAGGAAATCCACATCATCAAATCCGAATGAATCAACGGATACGATCTTAAACTCTTTGCCTTCCTTGATTTGATGCGCGCCAATATTAGCAGGGTCTATGCGATCCATTGCGCCAGTTCCATAGCGTTCTCCAAGACCTAAGTGATGATATTGAATGTTCTCTATCTCACCGATGTTCTTAACCAATGCTCTATAGTTAAGCGGATCAGGCTCAAAGGTCACGACCGTCTCAAAATGCTTAGATAACTCTTTAGGCCAGATGCCGACATTCCCGCCAGCTTGGACGACTCGACGTTTCTGTTTACACAACGGCAACATCTGCTGAAGGTCATTGACTTCTCTCAGTATGATTGGAAGTGCGACACGATCGGCTTCAGGAACCCACCATCCGTTTCTGCTAGTAAGCGACATCTCTTTGCTCCCAAGGTCTTGGCTTGCCATGAAAGAATATAACGGTTGCTTTATGTTTAGGATAGCCGTTTTTGATATGCGCCTTGTATGAGACGACATCATCGGTAAAGTCTTGTATGTAGGCAACATCATCAAGATGCTGCTCTAGCCAACCCTGATCTCCATTTGGGTGCGAGAAGTCTGGGTTAGAGCTAAATTCTTCCCATATATCTGACATATCGCCAGACCAATACATGATTGATGACTGCATCGCATGCGGATCGCGCTTGTCTCGATATACGTCACGCAATATAACAAATTTGTTATCTTTGATCTGATCAAGCCAATGAGATATATCGCCACAGATAATCGTGTCAAGGTCCATATATAACACAGGACCTTGCAGTTTGAACAACTCCATCTTTGCCCACCAACCAGGATAGTTCTTGGTCAAGGTAATGCGATTGCATTGTGGCGAAGAGTCAGTCAGACAAACGAAGTCCATGTTAGGAGCATGTTGTTGCACCATGTCGCGCAACTTATGTACATGTTCCTGTGTGTACTCTCTTCCGCCACGAAGGACGGTAGCAAATATCACCAGGACAACTTCTTCTTGGTTGTGCGACGCTTGGTCACTTTCTGCTCTGGCTCGCTAGTCTCAAGACCGACAGAACGGTTCGTAGTCTTGAGTACAGGGTCCTTATATAAGCGCGCTTTCCCCTTGTCGATCAAGGTGAATCCATCGACTTCACTGACTTCCAATACTTCTCCAGGCTCACGGGCCATCTTATCCCAGATGATTCCACGGGTTAGTTCGACTCTCATTGATGTATCTCCTTTAATTGCCCCGATGAAAAATAGATGCGCTCAGGGTGATTCAATGAATCAATAAATTCTTTGACTCTGCCAAGGTCTGCTTTACAGTGAGTATGCCTTTGCATCTCCTTGCATTGCGGTCCTTCCCACCAATACTCCCGCGTTTCGTTCTGGTCGTATTGATCCATGCCGCAAACATACACTTTTTCGAAGCCCATGTAATCTGCTGCGTAAATAGCGCGCTGACCGGAATATCCCATTGAAGGCCAAATGCCAGCGTGAATTGTTCTTTTAGTGTCAAACTTATTGAGATGAGTAATGTATTTGCAGTCTTTGATAGGCTCTATCAAAGGCCACATATGGCGATCACTGAATACGATGTAATGACAAGGAAGGATCAAACTGTGCTGATTTACGCCAATTAAAATATCAACGTCATCATGAATACTGCGTAAGTCTAAAGGAAGAGATGGCCCGCCGCATAAAACGGCTCCGACTTCTCCCTCATGATAATTCTTGTAGTTTTCGATTGTGTCCATAAAAAAAGGGGGCCGAAGCCCCCTCCTTCTTATCAGGCCGTAGTAACGTCCTGAATCGCCGCGAAAGATTCCGCGTGACGTACCGCTACGTCGATGTCTTGGTACATTGCGATCCGAGTAGCACCAGTTGAAGAGCCAGTGTAAGGATCAACAAGGATGTCCAATCCACCGAACATGCCGATCATCAAGTCAGCGAAGTTACCGAAGATAACCGCTGAACATACGCCAGAAGACGTACCTTTAGTCAGGTCAGATGGAACCAAAGTAGTTGATGCCACGTTGTAACCAAGGACGGTGTTGCTGTCGTTCAGGATGAAGTTACCTTCAACGCCTGAAGCCTGGCGCGCTGTTTGACGCATTGCTGCGACAACTTTCGGGTTAGTCAGGTAAGCAAGGTTTCCTGCTAAGGCGTTGTCGATTGCAACTTCGCGCTCCAGATCAACCAGAGAAGCGTAAGTGATCGCACCACCGTTAGTACCTTGAGCAACAGAACCGATGCCGTTAGTACCGAGGATACCTGTTGGCTCATTTGATCCGCCGCCTTCGATCGCAACGTCGTCGATCTTAGATGCGAATTGCTGAGTCATGTCCTGACGCAAGATTTGCTCAACAGATGGGTCGCTCTGCATCATCAACTTGCGAGAAATATCTACATAAGATACGCAAGTCTTTGGTGACATTGTGACCTGGCGGAATGTTGGCGCACCTTCAGATGGAGCGTTGTTCTCAGCAACGAATGCGACAGAAGTCTTTGCATTCAATGCAGGGATTGCAACGTCACCCTTCAGGCCAGACATCATCCGCGCACCGAGTTGTGAGATAACCAGATTCGCACGAAGCGCATCGATGAACTCATCAGCCAAGTGGTCTGTTGGGACAAGGTTTGATCCGTTTGCAGGAGATGAAGTCAAGATGTCACGCTTGAAGATGCTGTGTGGCACATAGAAACCACGCGCGTCTTTGCCGTGAACGCGAGCAAGCTCTTCTGAAACTTCACGCTCTAAGCCGTCGAACTTGCCAGTTGCAACACCGCGAATAGCGCGCATCAAAGAATACTTACGCTCTTCTTTAGGTGTCATATCAACGTCGTTGAGTTCTAATGGCTTGTCTGCCAACTTATCAAGCAACATGCCACGGAACTGAGCGAGGTTCATACCCTTACGGATACACTCGTCAGCCAATGCACGTTGGTTGTGCTTTGCAGCGATATCTAAGATTTCGCTAACTTCTTTATAGGCCGCAACATTGTCATCGCGGACCTGTTCGTTTTGCTGTTCCATAGTAGTTACCTCCACTTTGGGAACTGTTTCAACTTCGGGTTCTTCGGACGGTTCAATGCTCCGGCCCACACCAACTGTCGGGTCAGCAGGAAGGGAAACAATAGAAACTTCCATTGGCCGCCATGAGGTTGCGCGATAGACCGATGGACTATCCTCATCACGAACCATTTTGTCGATCCGGTAGCCAATGGACACATTGCCACGGATACCATCTACAACATCTGTATAGACCTCATTGGCAAGTGCATTCTTGCTAAAACGCACTGTCGCGCGGAGTCGCCGCGCCGAGCCATCAAGTTCCACAGATTCTACTACGCCAATCTGACGCTCTGGATCGTGATCCATGAGCAGTGGCGCTCGACCAGACTGAAGGAATGATAAGTCAATCGATCCTTCACCGTGGTCCAATACTTCATCGCCAAAAGAGCGTTCAACTGAAGTCTCTGACGAAATCGACATGCGGACACGGCGATCATCAACTTCTTCTGGCTCCATGTGTTCTGCGCGAGTCGTGAAGTTCTCTGACTTGGAAAGACGCTCTTCGACCATCTCCATACCCATCTCAGATTCTTCAGACTCAATCTCTTCAACCATCTCAGACGGCTTGGCGAACTTGATTACAATCACATCACCTTCGTCTTCGATTTCTACAATGTGACGTTTTTCCATACGCTCACCTGTTGCCTCTTCAAGTTCAATAGGATCAAAGTTATTCTGATCCAACCATGCCTTTGCTTGCTCCATTGTATACTGATCCTTGTCGAATCGGATAGCCTGAAGCTCTGATTTACGTTCTTCGTCTTGGACAAAGATGCCATAAATAAAGTCTATGCCATCGCCTCCTGCGTCATTCTCACGCCTGAACTCATCATATTTGCCAGGGTCACGCAATCTAGCCGCATGCTCGTTTGGATACGGGCGCATCTCTTCCATAGCTCTTTCCTTACTGGACATTGGATGACCCGACGGAAGCAGATCAGTGTCATGCTTTCCGCTACGAAACTTTCCGTTGCGAAGAACATAACGGAATGATTTTACTCTGGCGTAAGCCCACTGCTCAGGTGAACTTACAGTAGGTCGAACAGATTCAGGATTAGTGTAATAAGCCCCGACGCCACGCCTAAATACAGCAGCCAAAGTCCCGTAAGTTGTGCGCTTTGTTTTGGCGTTACCGACTTCCTCATTATGTTCTTCCGCTTGTTTCCGTAAGTTTTTCTGCACTGAATCAGATATTTCTGTTGCTCGATCAAGACTCTTCGAGACTTTCTTCGACCAAGAAAACCCTGCGTCGCCGCCCCACAAAGCCCAAGCAATCCTACCATTTGATGGATAACCTTCTTCACCTGGGCGAAAGCCCTCCGCTTTCTTGTCCACTTCGTGCCGACTGAAAAACGAAAACATACGTTTTACTGTTTCAGCACTAAGATTCTTACCATTAGAAATGTCCCTAGCGCGAGCAATGCCAACCTCAGTTCCGCCGCGACCAAATTCTCTACGCCACTCCAGACCACGCTTGGCCTCTTCGACCATGCCTTCAGTCGGTTTGTAACTCATCGTCACCTCCGGTTATGTCTGGATCGACTGCGTTGGTACTTGCGCCAAATGGCTCAAAGGCGATCTTCAATCCGTACTGCTCTGCGAGTTGCTTGTCACGCGCAATCTGAGCGAACGTCTCATCGACATCACGACCGTAGTTGTTCTGCACATCCTGCATCGAGATAAGTCCGTTCTGTAGCGCGATCACATGTGCGTTGATTTCCTTCAGCGGATCAATCCAACTAAATCCGCGTGGTTGGAACATAGATGCATTAAAGAACTTGTCGTAACGACGCAATGGGATAACCACACTTCCGTAGGTCATTGCAGAGTTTAGCCACTCAGCATAGATCGGCATAATGAAATGGTCGATCATCAGTCGTTGTAATTGCTTGTAGAACTCACGATCCTCGATCGCACCTTGACGGATCGAAGAATATGAAGTCTGAGTCAGGTCGTTCGCCAATGAGTGATAAGAAACCCCAAGACCGGCAGCGATACCGCGCAACACTGACTTCTCAAAGTCGCCAAACGCAGTCGTTGGGTGTGCAGGGTCCCATTGCTCAAACCGAACCCCTTGAGGAAGCTGATGGAATGTGCCTGGCTCCGCTTCCATAATCGGGACAACGGCGTCTTCCAGATCATCAGCAGTAAATCCATCGCCAGTCGGTGAGGTGAAGAATCCCATCTTTGACGCAGCGGTTCGTGCTGCAACCAACTCAGCCTCACGGTAACCATGAAGCATCTTCATCGCAGACAACGCTGTCGATAACCAAGGTACTCCGCGCGTCTGCTCGGCACGATCTGGATCATAGATGTGGATAATATTGTCAGCCGGTACGCGCTCAGTGCGACGAACAGCAGATGCGTATTCAATGTCGCCAGGATGCTCAGTCAGCAAATGATAGGCTACCGGACGACGGAACTTATCCATCTCGACACCCATACGGATGAAGTTGCCATTTGATAGGCGCTCGTTCTTCTTCTCGTCAAGATGATCAGGCTCTAAGAACTGAATAGCAAAGCCATGATCATTCTTGGCACGAACTTTGCGTATCAGCACTTCGCCATCTCTGGCGAGCGACTCGATAAACAAGTTCTGGCAATCAATAAAGGTCATCGTGCCAGTCACAGTGCAGTTCTCTCTGCGCGACCAATCACGGAATGCTGTCTCGATGATGTCATTACCGGCGACGTCAAGACGATTATCCATGCCTAGTGCTTTAACCTGTAGCGTTGCTCCGCGCTCGCCAACAACATTCTGGCGAAGTAACCGAAGATAACGCTTGGCGTATTCATTGTTTCGTGACAGATCGCGCGCACGATTTCTAATCGTAAGCAAGTCATGGCGAATGTTTGCATCGGCTGACTTTTGGAATGGCTTAAAGTCAGAGAATAAACGACCAACAGCAGCGGCATCATAACGACGTTTCTTCACTAGCTTCGGCTTACGGAAAAAATCTAACATGCCCATTAGGTAAACCTCACCTTGATTGTGCTATCTGTCTTACGCCCCAACTTAATGTCTTCTTTCTTCTTATAACGCTCAACACGCTGACGATAATGACGCTCCCACTCCATCAAATCCTTGATAGGTATCTTGGTCAGTGAACGCCCTTGAATTGAATAACTCTCAACATCGCCATCAGCACGACCTTCAAGGATTGACTGAATCTTAGTCAGCATCTTCTCATCGTGTGTGCGCGGATCGGATCCGCCAACATCAAGATCAACGATAGCAGTAAAAGCACCACGATCGACAACAATGCGATTGCTGTCTGAGTTACGAACGATCTCAAGCTGCCAATGATAGTAACCGGCAACGAAATCTGCTGATGTCTCAGAATCAACTGTGATTAGGTATGCTTCACCTGAGTTGTAGTTTGTCGCAGTAACCTGAATCTCTGTGTTTCCACCGCCAGTGATTCGGGCGACATATGTTGCTGTGTAGTCTGCTGGTGGATAATCTGCGACCAGATCAGATCGCTTCCATTGAATGAAGTCACCAACAACAATCTCGGATGGTTCGCCTTCCGGTGCGGTTGCGGCATCAAAAGCATTAGCCATTCGCTATCTCCAACTATTTACGAACCCACCTGGGCGACCACCTCTGCCTGGCCTCTGTATGCGAGTAATCGGCTCAGGTTGATATGCCTCTTCCTGAACTGAATGTTTACTCTCCTCTATTTTAGCGATAATTGCGTTGACATTCACGCCTAATATATTGTACGCGGATAATGCGTAAACCATACAGTCTAAACCTTCGTTTCTGGGTCGTATCTTAACAAAAGTTCGCTTGCTATACCCCTTATGAAAGCGAGTAACAATCTTTTCTGCTGTTAGCTGCCTAAAATATTCGTCAGGAAGGTGATCTGAGAAGTGAATATACCCTGGTCCCTCCTCTGAGATACGGAACCGGCTGAACAATAAATCCTTAGCTGTATCAACGCCAATCGGGAATAACGGACACTTGCCCGAGTTGTTTTTACTGGGGCGACCGGCAATCGGCTTTGATCCAATCTCTCCGCCGATACCCTTTATCGCAAAAACGCGATGTGCAGCATGTTTCTTACAGAAGTTGTAAACGGCTTGCGTGTGGTGACCGCCAGAGTCAACGCACGTTGCCCTGATCGGTAACTCTCGACCATCGTGGCACTCATATCCGCTGAACAGAACTGATGCTAAATTGTTCCACAGATGTGGAGTTGATGGATCGCCATACAGGATTCGATGATCTAAGACGTAACTCTCATCGTCCGTAGACCATCCGATCACGCTCAGTTCCAATCGATCATCCTGAACGTCAACGCCACAGGTGATGATTCCGACTTCTTCAGGCACTTTCCCGTCAAAGCTCTCTCGCCGGTCGAACAATAGATATTCGTCAACTGTCTCGCCTTCGTCTTCCCATGTTTCGCCAAGATAAGTGTTCGTCCATACGCGAAGCTGCTGCGGATTCTTTCTGACGCTCAAGAAGTCTCTGACTCCATCCGACAATGGTGTCCAAGGTGAGTACAACCCATTGATCGCAAATCCGGCTATCCCGTTGAACTCTTTCTGCGCTTTCCATTCGCCATGAGCGATCGCGTATGCACGATCGGAGTCAGACCAGATTGATCCGCAATGCTCACATGCGTAACCGGCTGAGTCTGGGTCGCCATCCTTCCAGATGACGTTTGCCCACTTCAGAACTTGCTTGTTGGCACAATGTTTGCATGGAACGTGATATTGGCGCATATCTGATTGCTCATAGGCTTGCTCGATGCGCGAGTCACCCTTGTTTGTCGGAGTGCTGACCATGATGACTTTGCGATTCCAGAATGTTGCACTACGCTTTCTCGCCAACTGGATTGGATCACCTTCTGATCCGGCTGAAGTTGGGTATCGATCAACCTCATCGCAAAGAACTAATCGGATCGGACGCGACGCAAGACCCGCCGGACTATTTGCTCCGACGATTGTGATAGCCCCGCCAGGGAAGACTTTGTGTAGGGTTGTATTATTCGCATCGCGCGCTCTAGGGTCTTTGACTTTTCCTCTAATGGCTGGCGTAGCCTTAATAAGACCGGATGCGAGTCGATCCTTCGAAAAAGCCTGAGCCATCTCAAGCGTAGGCTGTAGTACCAGAACAGGACATGGATCGTGATCCATGTGGTAGCCAATAATATTAAGAATCGCTTCCGTTTTCCCAAGCTGCGCACCAGCCATGACCACCACTTCCCGCACAGCAGGATCGGAGCAAGCATCCATGATGCCACGCTGATACTCAGCGCGCGAAGTGTACCAACGACCTGGTTCCGCACTACTTTGCGAGTCCAGCCGTCTTTTTAGGTCTGCCCACTCGCTTACGCTTAGGCGCGGGGGCGGCTTCATCACCTGAAACGCTTTCTTCAGATGGTTCTGAAGTTCCTTGTGTGCTTGTGGGACTAATCTTCGGGTCATAGTTGCTCAACTCTTCTAATGCTTCCCTAACTAGGTCTTCGATTACTTTCTGGCATATCCCCGCCTCATCTTCAGCCGCAACGATGGGCGCTGCCTTTGATGGGATTGATATCATTTTAGCTTTTAAGCTACTAAGTGTATCTGACCAGGCTGAAACAACATCTTCAGCCACGACTAATTCGCCACGGACTTTCGCCAGTTCCAGTTCAGTAATTTCTGCTTCTGCCGCTACTTTGCGCGCGCGGGCTTCTTCGTAATCTGCATTTGCCATCCCTGGATTATGCACTGTCAAGAAAGCAGACACAATCTGTAAATAAAGTTGCCTCGCGCGTAGCAATCGCCATGCCAACTTTCCGAAATTCTGTCGCTAGAAAAAGATGGTGGTTCGAACATCCTAGATCGGAAGAGCACACGTCTGAACTCCAGTCACGCCAATATCTCGT